ATATCGGAATGATTGGTTTTACACTTTATTTTGTAAAGGAGTTGTTCAATGAATAATCTAAAAAAGAAACTATCCGACCAAGTTAGTGAACTTGCACAAACGGATTTTGCTCTTAATGATGTTGAGTTGTTTGATATGACGGCTGATATGCAACAAATATATCTTTGGGCATTACAAAATGCACCTATCCGTCAATTAAGAGAATGGAAAAAAGAATTTAAACAAAGACATAAAGAACAAGAGGAGCAAGAAGATGAATAGACAAAAACTTGCAGAGATTAAGTATGATCTTCAAGGTCAGCTTAAAATGAAACTTCACTTACTAGAAGTTCATTCAAAAGAAAAGGGTGGAATATCAGATGCGTTTTTATCTGGTTATTCACTTGCAATAAAAGATTTGGGAATACTTGTACCAGATTGGAAACATGAAAACCTTAGTAATGAAAACAATCCAAAAGTATTTCCAGATGAACAGGAGAAAAACAATGACTAATCAAAATCAAGAAACAACAAACTATGATATGTTTTCTTTAATCAAAGGAAACAGACCTATAGAAAAGGATAGGGTAAAAAGACTTCAAAAACAAATAAAGCAATTTGGTTTGAAAAATCCTATTTTAGTCACTACTGATAAGGGAGTTTTAGATGGGCAACACAGATTACTAGCTTGTAAAAATCTATCAATACCTGTCAAATATATCTTAGATGATATTCATTCAACTGCTGAAGGTATTTTAGATCTAATAAGAGCAATTAATAAAGATCAAAAAAATTGGACAGCAGTCAATGTTGGAAATTCTTATGCTCAACATGATGATCTATCTTATAGAAGATATATGTCATTGATTGAACTTGGAGTATCACATTCTTTTATTCTTCATGCTTGTGCTGAATTTTCAAAGGGTGTTAGAGGTGTTCAATGCTCAAACAATCATTTTAGAAAAGGTGAATTACTAATACCAGAAAATATCTATGAGATGATTAAAGGTTTGATCTTACTATTCAAAGGATCTGGCATTGATAAAAAGATTTGGAACAGACAATACTTTATTAGAGCATTGATGAAACTTAAAAGTGTTAAAGAGTTCGACACCTATCGTTTTATAGATAACTTTGAGAGATTTCCTTATGAGTGGAAAGACGCATACCAAACTATGGATATTTTAAGAAGTATTCTTCATGTTCATAATTATAGAAACAGAGAAAAGGCAAAATACTTTATAGAGTAGAAGGGAGAAACAAATGAAAATACTTAAATTCACAGGGAAAGATAAATCAGAAAAGTACACAACAATTCGTGTCAAAACATCTGATCTGACTAGAATAAAAAA